GAAAGTTTTTCGGCGCGATGGATTCCTGTGCCGTTATTGCGGTAACGAGCGCCCGCTTACCGTCGATCACGTAGTTCTCTGGGAGCAGGGAGGGGCAACGGTCGAGGATAATCTTGTCAGCTCCTGCAAGAACTGCAATAAGCTTCGCGGAAGCACGGGATATATGGATTGGGTCTCTGGTCCGAATTACAGGAAAGCAGCGCATCCTAACTTAAAATCCGAGGTCCATGCGAAAAATATGGCCTTGATTGACAGGATCGACGATTTACGGAAAATAACCGCGAAACCACGCTCCCGGTGAGCGATATAACCGCGAAACCACGCTCCCGGTGAGCGATGCGGCAGAAAGGAAATAAAAACGATGAACATTCAAACGATTAAAGGCTTAAACCTGGATCGCATTCTCGACATGGATGAGGCCGTTGCATTATCTGCCGAGGTTCGCGCCTTCGAGTGCGAATACGAGCAACTTGACATACCGATCCCGGACTGGCTTGTAAATTCAGCCAACGTTCTTCGCGAGGAAATCGCGCGCCGAACCAAGGCCGCAGACTTGGCGGAATTAAAGCGCCTTGAGGCGGAGATCGAAGGCTATAAGTCGGCCAACGAGAAGCGCTCTGAGGCGATGAAGAAGTTGATCGCCAAACAGCAAAAGCTTGGCATTACCCCGGTGAAGGTTGCCGCTCGGTAAATGTCGAAACCTCGAATCGAGACTGGACCGATCAGCGATTTGGTGGACTTATCCTCCAGGGGCAGGTCGGACTGGTCTGATTTGAATGCGAAACTGAAGACACTTGAGCCGGGCAAGAGAATATCTATAACTTGCCCGGCTAATATATCCGTTCCCGCTCTACGCTCCACAATCCTGACTGCCGGGCGTCGAATCCATACTGGGGAGTGGCGTCTTTGTACGCGCACCGAAGGCCGTAAGATCCACTGCTTCCTGACCTCCCGTTAATACCCCAGAGAGTGGAGCGGGGTGGCCTATGGTCGCCCCGCTACAATTTACCCTCGGTGAGGAAATGCCGGAAACGCATACCCACCACCGCCCCCAAACGCTCCCATTAAAAGCCAGAGTAACCAGATCACCACAAACACGATAACGACGACGCGGATAATGCGTGCGATTGTCGGGTCCATGGGGACTTGCTGGATTACCCAAAGAATTAGCCCTACGATAATGAGCCCGACCACAATCTCAATCAGAAACGGCATACTTCACCTCGCTAATCCCCACCGCACGCCACCGCCCACTCTATGATTCGAATGCCCCGCCGAGCCCACCATGCCACTCGGCGGCATGCACCTTTATAGCCCACAGCGCGCCTTCAAAATCTCCGCGCGTGCGCACCAAAACCCCGTACTCTGACCATAGCTTCAGGCATTCCGCGCAATCAAGGTGCATCTTTATGCTCGATTCAAAGCGTTCTGTGTCTGCTGGTGCAGATCGTATCGCTGCTCGGCCTCAACGGCCACACGCTCTGCCGTATCCATTAGTACCTCATTGTCTTTGGTTGGATCTCTGGCATGCAGTGCCTTCAGGGACGTGGCATTCGCGCGGCGGGCGACAGCTACCGCCTCTATCTGCGCGGTCATTGCTGAGTTGGTCAGCGCGTGGATCTGGTTTGTCGTCCCTCTTGCGATCAACGCCAATACAATACTGACGACGCCCGCGAACATCGCGACCGTGGCCGGGATAGCGGCCAGGTAGATGGGCCGGTAGTCGTAGGGCGGGATCGCATCGACCTTGGCGGTCAGGGCGTCGATCTTGGGCACGAGCGGTTCAGCAGCCTTTGCAGCAGCCTCCTGATGCGCCAGCGAGGTTGCGGCGCGATCCTTGCTCTCGTTGCCCAGCTTTGCTATTGCCGCGCCGTTCTTGCTCGTTGACGCCGCAGACGCGCTCTCTTTTATCAGGCGATCTATTGTGGCGAGGTCGCGCAGATGCTGTGCGTTGGCAGTGGCGAGCGCCGCTGCGTCACGATCCTTTTGGGAGTCGGCCCAGGCGCAGAGGCAAAAGAATAGCAATACCACGATGCGCATACTCAAGACCCCTCCGTGTTTTTCTTTGCCGTGGTCACAGCGGGCGAGATAACTTCGGACCTGGGTGCCACCACCATCACGCTGCCGCCACTCCTGACTGCTTCCGCGTTCGCTCCGTTCGATGCCAGTTTTTGCATAAAGCCGTAAATCCATCGAACGAAATACCCGGCGTCAGGCCCAGGTTGCGGCATGGAGTCGGCGACCTCAATGAAGAGTTTTCCGGCCCCGGCGACGATCAGTCCGACATCCGCCCGCGAAAGTTCGAGCATTTTCTACCAGCATACCGCAACGCGCGGCATTGATATTTAACCGTAAACCTTTGATTCCACGCGCCGTAGTATACTCGGGAGCAGGATGACGCCCACCCCCTGATGCCCGCACAACAGATAACCCACGAGGACCTGAAGAACCTCCGGCAGGAAACAAGAGCGGACATTGCCGCCTCGGAATCCCGTGTCATGGAGTCGGTCCAGCAGGCTAAGAGCGATATCGCCGCGTCTGAAGGCCGCTTCATGGACGCCCTCAGCCAATCCGAGGCTCGCGTCATGCAGGCGGTAGGGCAGTCGAAGGAAGATGTTATCGGGCGTCTGACCGAGCACTCCGATACCGACAGGCAGGAGTTCGGCAGCGTTAAGTCCGCACAGCAGACGGATCGTCAGGAGCGGCAGGAAATGCGGGACTTGGTAATGGGGTTCAAGGGCGGGCTCACGCTTTTGAAGTGGGGCATACCGGTTATCATCTCGCTGCTGTCGGCGGAACTCTGGCAGCATTTTTTTAAATAATGCCGTACCGCTGCACCGGAAACTGCCGGGCCTGCCCGCGCCGTATGGCGCTCCATTTTGATGCGACCGCGCGCTGCCTGAATGCGATTACGCTGGCACTGGCCCCATGGTGGTTAAAGCGCTGGTTTACGTAGAGTCTGCTAACCTGTAGTAAATGCCCGACTTTGATCTTCCGCCATTGCCCGAGCCCGATCCCGCTAAGCCAGGGACGCGTGATTATTCCATCATACAGTGGTGCGAATCCCGCCTTAAGCAGGGCCAGGAGTTTATTGAGGCGCAGGTGGGGTACGACAAGATCGATAAGACCATTGGGGCAATTTTTGCCTACGAGGGTACGTCGAACGCCAGCTACAATCCTACGGCGAAGTCTTCGCTGTCAAATACTCGGGTAAATAAAGTCGCGATCACTGCCGAGGACATTACGGCGATGCTGACCGACGCGCGGGTGTTCTGGAACTACTCTACAAATAATCCGAAGTACGAAAATCAGGCCAGGATTTCAAACAAAGAAGCCTCCGCATGGTATACGCAGCGCTGTATTGACCTGCGAATCAGTGACGTTATTCGCTACTACACCTGCTGCGGGACCGGCTATGCTCACCTCTACTATTCGCGTCGTCTAAATGACATGATGGTGGACGCGGTTGACCCGAGAAACGTAATCCCCATTGGTCCGATTTCTTACCACACGCTTCAGGACGCTGAGGGTGTAATCCTGAATCAAGCGAAAACCCCCGCTTGGATTAAAGCCGAGTACGGCAAAGACGTTGCTCCGAACGTCGGCGGCCAGTCCATTTTCGGGTGGTTCCTACATGCGGTCGGCGCAGTCACGGGGAAAAGTTCTGTTACCGGTCCGCTTTCGCCAGACCGTCGGCACACAGATGCGCCTATTCCGAAAACTCCAACCTGCTTTCTGCGGACACTTTACCTGGACGACCCGCGCGTGAATCCGTATAAGCGCGATGTCTATATGGGCGGATGGGAAAAGAATGACAAGGGCGAGTACGTCGGCGTAAATCAGTGGTCCTATAAAGTCAAGCCCGGGATGCCACTGTACCCGTTTAAGCGGATGATTGTATGGGCGAACGGCGTTCTGCTTTATGACGACACCTCGCCTTATTGGCATGGTCAATACCCGATTATCAAACTCACCCTGAACCCGTGGCCGATGTCGTTCCTGGGCAAGGCTCCGCTCTGGGACATCCTGCCACTCAACGAGTCGCTGAATGGCCTGTGCCGAGTCGTCGATAACAACGCCGCGCAGATCGCACAGCCGGGCGCTATTGCAGATCGCAATGTGTCGCGGAGTGAGTTCACGAAATTCAACTCGGCTGTGGCGGGGTACAAAGTGCGCAGTAATCCGGCATCCGGAAAAGGAATCCAGATCGTAAATCCACCTACTCTTCCGCAGTCTATATGGACGCATATCGAAAAGCTGGAGCAGTGGATACGTGAGGCTGGGGGAACGGCCAATATTCAGGGAATAGCATCCTTAAACCAACTTCCATCCGAGGATGCGCTGGATAGCTTATTTTCCAAAATGACCCCTGGAATCCGTTTAAGATCAAGGATTTTGGAAGGTTTCGTTAAAGAATTTTCGGAGCAATTTCTATACTGCATCGCCGAATTCGACACACTCTCCAAGCGCCTAGCGAAGTTTGGGCCAGACGCGGTAACGGCAGAGGATTTCGATTATTCCGCAGGCAATTTCATTCCAGATGATGTACCTGATGGGTCTCCAGGCGATGTGGGTTCGACGCTCGATGCGTTTATGTCCGATGGGCCGCGACCATTATATGAAAGAGCAAAGGCGATGCTGGCCTCATTTGCTTTTAAATTTGCACCTTCATCGTTACTTAATTCGGCGGGTCAGCAAGAATTAATGCAGAGCTTTATGCTGGCTAAAATGGGATATTTGAGCTGCTTTACTTTGATGGAACGGGCCGGAATTGATGATTTTGCACCCCCTGGACTTAAAATCCCAGCCGACGAAATTGGGAGGCTGGCGCTTCAACAGCAACTTGGGATTGGGCTCATCGCGAACTCGCAGGGAAGGAAAGCTTCAGACCAGAAACCTCCAACCATGGGAACCAATGCCGAGGGGCCGATAATACAAACCTCGTAACGGATCTTGATTTGATATAATACAGGTTAAGCTGTAACGCTCCTTCCTGAGGGGAGTGCTACATGAATC